CAGCAAACAATGTCTGACGTTCTCTGTCATCCCAGTCAACGGGATAAGGTGTAACATCCACGGCTCCAGAAGGGCTAGCATTATGCCTACCAGCAGGATAGCGCAGTTTTGTTCTGCCTTTATCGTAGAGCTCATTTTGGCGCTCTTTGCTTCTGTGGCCTTCAAGGATGGAACAGTCGACATATTTTATGACTTCGTTAAACACACCCTGAAGCCTCTGGTCGCAAGTTGCCAATCTTTTCTTTGATCTGCTTGAAAACCTCGGCATTCGACTATAATGACCTGTAGTAGATTAATAAACAAATAATATTAAATGCAATATACATTATGCCCTTGCTCCGGTTAACCAATTATAAGCTTTATTTATATTAAATTTGCGGTTTTCATTTTTATCATTTCCTAGATTTTCCAGCTTGGTCCTGCCACTTTTAGGCTTCTTTGCATAATAGTCAGCATAATATAAACCATCCATAAGATCGTCATTGCGCGGCTTGGGATGTTCAAAGAACTCATCAACCAGCTCAGTCATGTGCCGCTGTATATAAAGGCGCTTTGAATTAATGATAGGACCTAAGGAAGTTTCGAGCCGGTCCTCTTTCTTGATCCTTGGCGGGGGTTTGACCCCTTTAAATATTCCCGGCATGAGCCTTTTCTCTTTTGCTGAGAGCCTTGTGACCATATCCCGAACCATCTCCTGTGCCGCAACTGTTTCAATCGTGACCCTACGTACCGGGGAAAACCTATTAGCATACTCAATGATCTTCGGAGGAACGTCAAAAGTAGGAATGCGCTCACGATAATAATCAAGTACATAGCGGTTGCCGTCAGCATCAATACCCATGACCATAATGACTTGATAATCAGATGTCGCCGTGGCGGTCGCCGCGAGGTCAACGCCAATGTAAACATTAATGGGGGTGGCATCTTCACCGTCTATCAGATAGTTAAAGCCGCTCTTATTCTCAAACTTGGCGCTGTAGTACTGTATCCTGTCAATCTTAAATGCGGCGTTAGATATATCACGGGCATCATTCATATACTCCTGAGCAAACTTATTTACAAGACCAGCTTCGATAAACTCGCGTTTCTTATGAGCAAGCTTCTCAAGAGAAAACTGATCAGGCCATATTGATATATCATTCTCAATAGCACGATGGAATACAACATCCCAAGGATAACTCCTGCCGTCTTCCTTTGCTTTTTTATTTCCATCACAAACCATCTGAAGAAAACTGTCATAATGGACAATGGTACCGCAAAGCCATATCCATCCTTCATTTCCGGGTGTCTCCTCCAGTGCGGGATATACCGTAGATACGATCCATTTCTTTATCTCACTCCTTCTCTCCGGTGTCTTGGTATTCAATTCTGACTCAAAGTCATCAAGGACGATACCAGTGTATCTGACATCCACCTCTGCCCTTCCTCTCAGCCGCTGGGATGTCCCTTTAGCAATGACACGGTCACCCTTGGGGGTGACGATGTCCTTCTCCGTCCACCGCTTGCCTGACCTGCTACCATCCATATTCCCGAAATAATACTTTATCTTCTTATTCACCTCGAAATGACTGCGAAGATACTTCAGATGGTCAATGGATTGGCTCTGCTCCTCAGACACCCAAGCTATGAAATGTTGCTGATTCTCTCCGGAAAAGCATAATTTATGCATAATTGCCGCCTTTGACAAGATGGACTTTCCAAAGCCCCTCGGCATGACAATGCATGTCCTGCCGCCGGGATCGGTATTAATTAATTTCTTGGCAACATCGAAATGAAAACTGGGGGAGGCGGACTTGTTCATGAAGTCCCTTGGCAGGAAAGCCCTGCCGAAGAATACGAGATTGTTATAGGCCTTGGCTAATACATCATCCTTCTCAGCCATACTGGTAGGACCTGAGATGATATTGAATGGAGGTTCACTCATTACTTTCTTAATTTGAAAGGATTATATGTATAAGTTGGGGATGACATCACTCTTTTAAATTCTCCGGGAGTTAAAAGACCTGCCATCCGTTTTATTCCACCTCTGGCTTCTTTGCTCATCATAATTGGAATATCTTTTTTTAAAATTCCTTTTAGCAGATCAGCCTTATCTGAAGCGACACGGAACATATCAACCGTAGGATCAGCCCAATGTGTGAATCCCTTTGGAAATCTAAGAAAATCAATCATCTTTATATCACTAGTCGGCAACCCTCTGGCTATTCTTTCTTCAAATTCAAAACTAGGATTGACCGGGTCCGGAACATGCTCAAGTTCTAATCCAGTTCTTTTCAATTCTCTTTTCCAATCCTTTCCCTGCCTTGTCAATTCTATTTGCTTTTTTTCTAGCCAATCTTTAGTTTTAGGTTCTCCTTTATATTTTATCTTGCCAATATTAGGAAACTTCCAATCCCAATGAGCTGTGGTCTTCCTATAACCCTCTTCGGTGTATGGTCTTATATCATATCCTTTTCTGATAAGATCATCCCTGTCCATAATAAATCTAACATCAGTTTGAACATGACCATGTGGTCTTGATGCAAACATAGGGTCTCTGGTCACAGAGAAACCTTTTGGATGAGAACGCATCCATTCTCTTAACTCACCCATAGTTATATCTGGCGGAGGTGGCTTGGTTTGAGGAAAATACCCAGTTGGTTTGATCTTACCAGTTTTTAATATCTTCTGTGCCGTTGGAGCTCCGGTAAAATGGTATAACGGATTCTTCAATCCGATATTCTTTACTATCTTTAGTAAACTTGGTATCTGTTTGGCGGTCACTAATGGATTCAAGGCCAGATTGGCAACCGTAGGATCTACTCCACCCTGATACTTTACTCCATGATCCTTGGTGAACCTGTCTATTAACCATTGTAATTCTTTATGTCCCTTGGTGGCGGTCAGTGGCGGTATATCCTTTGATGTCTGATACTTACCACCGGTCAAGAGATCTAACAGGGTAGACCGCTGGTTATTGACCGTACCGCCATCCTGAAAACCCTTATTAGCGTAGTAATACCTCACCTGCTTAGGAGTAAACAGGTTTCCGGAAGGACTGCGGTATTTGCCCCTATGCGGGCCTTTTACTGCCTTGGTGAATGGCATATCGCCTATCCCCCCATTTCAGCCGTTTAGGTACCATATAGGACCAAATAGACGTAAGTGTGGTTATCCACCTACTCTTTCTTACTGCTACTTTTGCTACTACCATCAGTTATCTGTTTTTTCCTCTCCTGCAAGGCACCAGCCTCAAAGGCTCTAAGCTTTTCCGGGCTGAAACCTGAAAACTCCTGTATCATGGACAAGGTGTCAGTCTTCTTCTCATTATTTAAAAGACCGGATATCTTCATTAATGTCTCCAGAGCCCTCAGCTTATCACCATCCTTTGTCTTAGGCTTGTCTATAATAGCCTTGGCCTCCTCAAGTAAATAACGATGGGTAATCCCAACATCACTTAAAAGTATCTCTGTTTCTTTATCTATCAACTGCCTCACCTTTTCGCTTCTTAATAAAACTTTTGTCTTAGCACGGGCATAATCAACACTCTTTGTCCTAGGATTGGCCCGCATGTATGCATCAACAGGCTCAATGCCGCAGGCTATGAGCTTGGCAAACCTCTTCTTCTCATGAGATAGCCTGCCGTTTAATGTTCGTTCATACCAGCTCCTTTTCGCAAAGCTGTAAATATCCTTTGCAGGAGAACCAGCAAGCTTAGAATTAGCCTTGACATCAGCCATACCAAGTAAAGTGCGAACATATTCAATCGTCCTGTTTCTGTCGGTGAAGGTTGAACGCTTGATGACCATAACGATCTGACCATCATCAGAATAGCACCACTGATCTTCTCCAGCATCTCTCCAAGTCTGTATAATAGGCTCATCTGGATAAATATTCCTGAATTCGTTCTCGCTTGAGAAAATATAATGGGTCTTACCCTTTACAATACGTGAATATGGCAAGCACCGCTCCCGAACCTAATTATTTCAATCACCTTTCCTACTCCCTCCGGATGCCTCTTCGTAATTCTTTAGAATAGTCTCAAAATCAATGTATTCTATATCCGGCATGTGCCTGACCCTGTAAAGAAGCTCAGCCATCAGGCCAATGTGCCGAGATGTTCCCTGAATTATATCAGTGAACCTAAGACCATTTGCTATCTCCCTGCAACGATTCATGTTCAATATGAGATTGTCAGTATCAAAGTTTCCGCTGATAGCTCTGTTAAACAGAGTTTCTTTATTAATCATATGGTAATTTAAAAAATAACTTGACAAATAAAAAATAAACCGGTAATATTATTTAATTCGGTTGGTTAGGTTAGGTTATATATAGTATTAATATTTTATAATATTATTAATATTAGTAATATTATAATATTAGTAATATTATAGTATTAGTAATATTATTATAGTAATATATTAATATATTATATATATTACCGCGAGATCGTTTTATTGTAATTAACCCCCCTTATTCCCGTATTTTCAGTATTCTTTCCAAAAATTTCCCCAAAAAATTCTAAAAAATTATATCAGTATGTGTGCGTACCTTTTATAATTACGGCATCCCCCCCCAATCGGTTTTCAGGTTAGGAAAATGGTATTGAGAAAATCATTTTCATTCGGTTAGTGGTCAGATTGGCGTAATCGTAGACAAAAAAAAGGGTGCCAACCTTTACGATTGACACCCTTTAGGCGTACTCATTCAGCTATCAATTAGTCATATTTAATGATCTCATTCAACCTATCGATCAATCTATTAATAAATCCATTTATTTCCCATTCTCGAACTTCTTCAACGTCTTCCAAGTCAGAGATCAATTGTTCGATTCCGAAAATGATCTTATTCTTCCTTTCTATTATTATTCTATTTTTAATGTATGTTGATTTCATTCTATTCCCTTTCTGGTATCCCCCGCATAAAGCGGGGGATACCTTTTGATAGTTACTGGTTATTCACTAGTTATGAAATAGCAATCTCTAACTGGTTAGGATCAACTTCTTCATGATAGGTGTCTTCACCGTACCTTAGCATCCCATCTACTAATAAAGTGTTATTAGTAAAGTCTGCATTGGTCATTTTATCTTTATGCCACAAAACATTTGTACCAGCTTGAAGTAATCCCCAAGCGGTAAAGTCCTGCTTGTTAAGATATTCGTCCATTGTTTGGGCGAATCGTTGCGGCGGTAGCTTGGAAAGGTAGTGTTCACCTTGCCTAATTACCCGCAATTCCTCATTACCAATCGGTTTCTGCAACTTGCCACAAGCACTAGCAAAGGCTTGTAAGCTCATTGGTGATTGGTTTTTTAGAATGTTACCCGCTTTTCGTATTTCATCCTGCCAGTTAACGCCGTTGGCATTGTGTTTAAACAAGTATTGCCAACCGTAACGCTTACTCCTGTTCCCATTAAAGCAGGATAACACCATAGGATACCACATAACACCGGCCCTTAGTGTCGAATCATAGGAATTAACAACTTCCATAATCATCGTTACTACATCACCCACTTCAGGGACTTTGGTGCCGGCACTAGGGTCTATAACCTCGTGTATCTCACGAAATTGCTTTCCATTGCACCATGCTTTAACTGGTTTCCAGCCGAAACCGGATGTGTCACGTATTTCAGCACCAATCTCCGATATCTCACGATTGTCTACCATTGTGTAACCAGCTTTAACAATACCAACTTCATTACGATCATCACCAATGGTAATGGCGTAAGCCTGCGAAGGCATGCCGTTATCATGCTGGAGTTGTTTTTTATGTACTGGTATGAATGGATGAACCGAACCGTGTAACTGGATATCATCATAGGCTATACCGTAGTTGGATGCGGTTAACATTGGAACATGATCATCTACCGGGACATTGTCAAGAGACTTAACAAGGTTGTACTCATTGTATTCTCTTAATGAATCACCAATGGCATCATTTAGGGCGTTTGTATCATTTCTCATAATACGTTTCCTTTTATTTTACTGTTATTGAGTTAATATCATTCACTTTAGTAGTCACCCGTACTTGTCGTTCCTGTAAGGCTTGGTTAGCCACCTTAATTATTCCGCTAGGCTCTGCAATACTGCACCTATGAAGGAAAAAACCTTCATCCGTTAAAGTATATTCCCCCGGTCCAGTATTCCACGCATTAACTGAATAGTTCACGCCGGGGGCAAAATTGATATGTTTCCCCCTTTTACGCATAGAATAGATAAAAAGTTCCATCTGTAATACTGGCAGATCATATAATTTATTATAAATCCTGTAATTTGTATGAATATTTCTATAATGCCGTTCACGTAGGCATTCACGCAGGCAGTTCACGTACGTAATTCATTCTTATTACACCGTTCACGTAGGTAGTTATCCACAATATTATATTATACTGTTCACGTAGGCACATATCGAGTAAATTAGTGATATTATATAAGTTACTGTTCACGTAGGTAGTGTATTATTGAAAGTTATCCACATATCCACAGCCTATAATAATATAAAGTAATATAAAGTAATATATAGTACTATAGTAATATATTAATATTATCTATAAAAGGTATCACTCCTTATTTCACTCGATCAATATTTTTTTATAATTATTTAGGTTATTTTGGAACATTTTTGTATTATCCTTGTATACATAGTACTAAACAAATAATAAAAGAAAGAAAAGGGAAATGCAACTAACCACCATCAAACAAGCGGATGACATAACGGGAAAACTTTCTAACCCGTCTAAGATGCCCGGTTTCTCTTATAATCTCCCGGCATGGGAGTGTAAGGTAGGTTTCAAACTTTCATTGATCCCCGGCACACCTTGTTTCAAATGTTACGCCAAAGCGGGACGGTATGCTTTCCCGGTGGTTAAAAATGCCTTATACAGGCGTTTAGAATCATTAAATAACCCAAATTGGGTTAATGCTATGGTGTACCTCATTCTTACTAAAAGATACAAGGGACAACATCAAGACTACTTTAGGTGGCATGATTCGGGCGACATACAAAGCGTAAAACATTTGAAAATGATCATTGAAGTTTGTGAACAAACTCCCAAGGTTAAACACTGGTTGCCCACTCAGGAACGGGCAATACTAAAGAAGTTTTTAGACAACGGCGGAGAGATACCTAGTAATTTAGTGATCCGGGTATCATCCCCAAAACTAAACATATTACCAAATTCAAACCGGTTCCCATCTTCAACAGTTACCACCGAATATCAAACCGGGAAAGACTTTGGATATCAATGCCCAGCATCAAAGCAAGGCAATGAATGTAAAAATTGTCGAGCGTGTTGGGATGGATCAGTAAAAAATATTAACTACAAAAAACATTAACAGATTATTTAAACAAATAATAATAAAGATGGAGAATAAAATGAAAATAGACAGCACAGTAACAATCAGCGAATACGGATCTGATAAGCCTTTCAAGGTTATAAAACAGCTTGAATCGTATAATGTACCAGTATTTCTAGTGAAGCCAATAGATCACACAGTTCCAGAGAAATTCAATGGTGTTATGGTCGGGAAAGTTTTAATAAAAAAAGAAAACAGGAGAATATCATGAAATATAAAGCGGAAGTTAAAGTAGGGAGCGATTCCAAGTGGTACTCGAATGCCTTAAGGTTTGATACTAAAAACAGTGCTGAAGAGTACGCCAAGGATTTATTTAGTCGATGGTTGGCAACTACCAACTGGAGAGTCATAAAAGATGATGAATAATATGAAAATAAAATTAGTAAGAACTTGTTTGCAGAAAATTGATGTAAGTGAAGATGAATTAATCAATTACATAAAAGGTTTGCACAGACGGTGTGAACAAAAATATTGTGACATTAATAGGGCAATCGAAAATAATCTTCCTGACCGTGAATTAATAGATTTGTGGTTGGACACTGATGGAGTGGAAGGATTGGCCTTGGAAGGATTTGTTGAATGGAGTGAAGTTCCTAATTCAGAAGATAGAACCGCATTAGAAATACTTTAATAAAGAAAGGAAAATAAGATGAAGGAGTACATTTATTTTAACGACAAGGATGAACCAGCTTACAGTTCATCTGAACCGATGGAGTTTGAAGAGCAGACTCTGTGCATCAGGCTTAAGTTTGAAAATGAATCTGATCGTAAACTTATACTGGATGCCATATTTGGTAAGCCCCGTGCAGAAGGTGGCGAGCATGGAAGGGCACACATCATACCGAAAATGAAGTGGTCAATAGATTACGTTAAAAATGGTTGTGAAATATGGGTCACCAGTGACAAGGAAAGCATATTTGTAGGTGAGTGTTACGATGATTCACCACAGGGTAAGCGGACAAGGGTAATGTCGATGGCTAAAGCGATTGTGGGGGCATTAAACAACCTAGATAAATCTTAGCACTATGGACATCCCCGCTGATGTACATTATTGAACTATTATGGAACTTTTTATAGATAGGCGCATATAAGCATTATGAAAAGAAAGGAAAATAAGATGAAACACACACAAGGAAAATGGGAAGTAGA